CGAAGTGGTGCCACAGCACGTCGTGCCCGCCATCGGGGCCGGGGAAGTCCAGCGCGTAGGCCGCCAGGTCCGAGGTCGAGGCCAGGTCGAGGCCCGCATAGCAGGTCCGGCCGCGCAGCTGCCCGGCCAGCTGCAGCACGGGGGCCGGCCCGGCGCTGGCGTCCCAGACCGCCAGGTCGATGGCCCGGCCGATCTTGTTGGCGGGCTGGTTGAGCCGGAACTGCCTGAACGCGCGCTCGGCGGCCGGGTTGCCCTGGGCCTGGCGGCACTCGCTGGCCAGGGTGCGCTGCTCCAGGAAGGTCCCGAGGGCGGGGTTGGCCTTGCGCCAGGTCGCCGGGGAGGTCCAGTCGTCATCGGCCGGGGCGGCGTACATCACGACCAGGCGCTCGGGGTCGAGCCGGGGGTCGGCCAGCACCCGCTCGGACCATTCCCGCTCGGAGGCCGCGAACCCGGCCGGGTCGTTGTCGGCGGTCGTCGCCATCATCAGGAGGGGCTGGGCGCGGGCCCCGAACCCCGTGCGCAGGGCGTCGTACAGTTCCCGGCTGGGCTGGGTCAGTAGCTCGTCGATGACCGCGCCCGAGGGGTCGAACCCGAGCGCGCCCAGCGCGTCCCCCGGGGCGATGGCGTAGACGCTGCCGGTGCTCTCATCCACGATGCGCCCGTGGCTGGCGATCACCGACAGCCGCTCGGACAGGGCCGGGGAGTTGGCGACCATCTGGCGGGCGACCCGGTACACCAGCCCGGCCTGGTCCTCGTCCATCGCCAGGCCGTAGACCTCGGCCCCGACCTCGCCGTCCGCGACCAGGAGGTAGAGCACGATGCCCGCGAGCAGTTCGGTCTTGCCGTTCTTGCGGGCGACGTACAGGTAGAGCACCCGGTAGCGGCGCACGTACCGGCCCCGGCGCGCGTCGTAGATCACTTCACCGAACAGCGGGGCCAGCACCCGGTCGCGCTGGAACGGGGCCGGGATGAACGGGCGGCGGGCGTACTCCCCCTTGGTGTGGGTGAGCAGTTCGCCAAAGAATGCCAGGACGTGGCCGACGCGCCCGGCGCAGCGGTGGGGGCCGCGGCGGCGGCAGGTCTTGCCGTCGAACTCATACCGGCATACCGGGTCCACAGGGGCCTGGCCCCAATCCGGGGATGACCCCCTAGGCGGCTCTCTAGGGCCTCTCTAGCGGGCTACCCCCCCGGGGTCAATATCAGGGGACCCCCCCGGGGGGTCCAGGGCCTTAAAGAGGGTTTAAGAGCCGTGACTGCCCGGGGCCGGGGGTACGCGCAATCTGCGCGCAATTCCGGGGGGGCTCAGATGCGGCCCTGGGCGGCTCTCTAGGGGGCCGTAGGCCAGCTGGGGGCCGGGGGCCGGTATCCCTGGATGGGCCGGGCCGGGCCCGGCGTAAAGAGCCGTAGAGAGCCCGGAGCCCCCCGGGACTTCCGGGGGGCTCGGGGGTTGCGCGCAACCTGCGCGCAATCCGGGGGCTAGCGTGACCTCCGGGCGAACACGACCACCAGGCGGCCGACGCCCAGGATCACGTCAACGGCGACCCACACGCCGACCATCATGGTCAGGGCGATCCCCTTGCCGACATCGTGGGCGGCCACGATTCCGGAGTGGGCCGCGCAGTCCTGGTAGGACTTCCACAGCGGGGACCAGGCCCCGTGGCCGCACATCTGGGCAATCTCGGCGGGGCTGGCCCCGGTGCCCGCCAGGAGGGCGGACAAGAGCCAGAACGTGAACAGGGCCTGGATGACCAGGAACATCCACATGAAGTAGCGCCGGGGGCGGCGGGCCTTCGGGGTCGCGGCGGGCGGGGTGGTTGGGGTGGTGGTGCTGGACATGGTTGGTTCCTTCCTACGGGTCGGCCTGGGCGGGATTGCCCAGCCCGGCCGGGCCCCCCGGGCAGGCGGGGGACCCTACCGGGCGGGCAAGCTCACTCGGCCTGGCTGCCCTCGGCCCCGGCCTGGGCGGCCTCGGCCTCGGCGGCCAGGTCGCTGTCCTGGGGGCCGAACTTGGCCTCGTCGGCCTCGGCGGCGTCCTGGCTGGCCTCGACCCTGCGGGCCCGGGCCTCCTCGGCCTTCTGGGTCTTGGACTTGCCCCGGGTCTTGGTGGTCTTGGTCACGGTCGCCGGGTCGGCGGTCCCCTTGGGGGTCCCGTTGCCCTTGGGGGCGGCCTTGGCCTTGTCCACGGGGGCCTCGAACAGGGCGTCCAGGGTGGTCCCGAGGGCGGCTGCGATCGACTCGGCCCGCACCAGGTCCACCTTGGCCACCAGGTCGAGGCTCAGCCTCCGCAGCTGGGCGGGGTTCTGCCCGAACTCGCGGGCCAGCCCGGCGATGCTCTTGCCGGTCGCCTTGATCGCCTTGGCGACCTCCCCCTTGCGGGGGGCGACGGTCTGGGTGCCGCCCTTGGGGGCGTTGATCACGATGGGGTCGGCCTTGGCGGCTGGCTCCCGGGTCGCCCGCTCGGGGGCGGCCTTCCGGGGCGCGTCCTGGGGCACGATGGCCCAGAACTTGGTCGCGCTCCCGAACGATCCCCCGGGGATGGCCCGGCCGTTCGCGGCCTTCAGGGTGATCCCCTGGGAGTCCACGGTCACGGACGCGACCTGCTTGGCCTTGGCCAGCTCGGGCTGCTTCACGGCGGTCCCCCAGAACTCGAATCCGCTCAGGGGGTTGCCGTGCTGCTTCCAGGTGGCCCGGGTGGGGATGCCGGCCTCGGCGGCGCCCTGCCGGATCACGGCGGCCTTGGCGTCGGCCTGGGCGGCCCGGTCTGCGACGGCCTCGGGGGTGGTGCTCGGGGTTGCGCTCGGGGCGTCGGTGATGTTGGTCACGGTGGCCTCGGGGGCGGGGGTCTGGGTGGTGGTCATCTCGGTTGGTTCCTCCTGTCGGGCTCCGGCCTCTCCGGTGCCCTTCACCTAGAGTTAACCACCGGCGACCCACAGTTATTGCCGGCTATCGTTCGGAAGTGGATGGCGGCCGGGTTCTTGGTTGGTTCCTCCTCGGTCGCCATCCCCTGTCGCTGCGGACAGGCCGCGCCCGGAGCCCCCGGGCTACCCTGGCCTGGTGAGCCGTTTCACGTGTAACCCGTGCGGCCGGGTCTTCAACAGCCTGGCGGCCTTTGACCGCCACCAGGACGTCGACTACCACCGGCCCCGGCCGGTGGTCTGCCGCGACCCGGCGAGCGTCGGCCTGGTCCCCGGACCGGGCGGCCGGTGGCACTTCCCCCTGCGGCCCGCTGCCGCCGCGCGCCTCGCTGCGCTGAAAGCCCGCGGGGCCCGGCCCGGTACCTGAGTGACCCCCCCGGCCTCGCGGCCCTCCTGGGCGCGACGCCGGACGCTACGACGTGAGCAGCCGGGCGGGGCCCTCGACGTGGTGGTGGTGATCGACCCGGATGCCCGCCCGCGCCGAGGGGGTCAGCCCGAACTCGCGGGCGAACAGCCGGACCTCGATCGCGGCGTCCCTGATCTGGCTGTAGGCGGGGTTCTTGACCAGGATGCCCTCGCGCCGGATCACGGGCGGGCTGGAGGCCACGACCTGGGCCAGGCCCCGCCAGCGTGAGACGGCCTCGCAGTAGCAAGCCAGGGCGGTCACGTCGGCCGCGCTCACGGTTCCCATCGCCAGCAGGTAGCCGATCACCCGGTCCCACTCCTCGGCCGCCAGCGGCGAGAGGTAGTCGGGCCGCTCAGGCTCCCCCGGGCCGGGGTCGGGCTCGTCGCGGTTGATCCGGTAGGGCCGCTCGCCTTTCAGCACCTTGAGCCGGGTGGGCGTCGGTGCCGGGCCGCGCCTGCCCACTACCCGTCCGTGGCGGGCTTTTTGGCGGTCACGCCGCCGTAGCCGGTGACCGGGGGAATGATGGCGGCGAGGGTCCCGTCCCACAGGCGGCGGCGGGCGTCCAGCGCGGCCGAGACCGCCCCCGCGCACTCGCGCCACCGGGCCGGGTCCTCCCCGCATAGCTCGGAGACCATCGCGGCGGCCATCGGGCCGTGCTCGGCGTCGAGGTCGATGTGCCGGGCCAGGTACTCCCGGAACAGCGCCAGCTGGGGGTCGCCGGTCTCGGCCAGCTGGTCGAACATCTCGGGGATGATGTCCTCGCGGCTGAACGCGAACACGGCGGCCTGGGCGTGCAGGGGCGCGTCCTCGATCACCCGGAAGGTCGCCAGGGTGAACGCGGCGGCCGGGGCCGGGGCCTGGCTGGCGGGCAGGGCGATCATCAGCGACCCCCCGCGGGCGACCAGGCGGGTGAACCGCTCGATGGGCACCGTGCTGGCCCCGGCCTGCCGCATCGCGGCCAGGTACATCTCGAAATGAGACAGGTAGCCGTCCCCGGCCTCGTCGGACTCCTCGGCCAGGACTATCTCGTTGATCAGCCTGCGGGTGCGGGGGTGCCCGGCCGGGAGCCAGGGGACCCGGCAGCAGGTCAGTTCCAGCTGCAGCGACTTGGCCAGGCTCATGAAGTCCCAGACCGCCCAGACGTGGTGCTCCATGAAGGTCGCGCAGGCGGCGCGGGTGGTCAGCGCGGCGTAGATCGGATGCCCGATGACCTCCTTGCGGCTGGCCTCGATCCCGGCCCGCAGATCATCGAGCATGACCGGAGTGTAGCCCCCGGGTCATCGGCTCGGCCCGGCCGATGCGGACCTCGGCCGGGTGCCCGGTCGCGGCGACGTGGGCCGCGGCCATGTCGCGGACCTGGCGCAGCGGGGCGGGCTTGCCCCGGGGGCTGGTGAACCCCTCGGCGCACAGCTGGCAGGACCACTCGACCACCGGCCGGGGCGGGTGGCAGATCACGTCCAGGGTCACGGCGGCTCTCGCAGGTCCCGGGCCATCAGCTGCTCGGCCTTGTCGGCCACGGCCTGGTCGAGGTCGATGCCGGTCACGTGGGCCATGACGTAGGCCGAGATCACCGTGTCGGCTAGCTCCTCCCCGATGTGGGCCAGGGTGTCCCGGCGCCGCTTCCAGCCGGTGAAGCGGTGCCAGGCGTCGGCGGCCTCCTGGGCCTCCTCGGTGAGGGTCAGGACGAAGTGCCACGTGGGCGGGAGCCTGCCCCGGGCCTGGGCCAGGCGGGCCAGGTAGCGCGAGGCGATGGCGGCGAGCGGGGGGCCGGTCACCGGGCCAGGGTAGCCCTTGGGGGTGCGGCGGCGTGGTCCCCGCCCGCCGCGCCCCCGCGGGCTCCCCAGGCTACGCCGTAGCGGTCACGCTCGGGGTCGCGGACGGGGTGACGTAGGGCTTGGGCCGCTCGCGGTGCCGCACCGACGCCAGGGCCGTGGCCTGGACGGTCACGCTGGAGTTGAGCAGGACCGGGACCGGCAGGTGGTGCCGGTGGCAGTAGCCCGCGATGGCGTTGTCCTCGGTGCCCCGCAGGGCTCCGCGCATGACCCCGCCAGCTGCGGCGGTGCCGCCCTGCACGGCGCTGATCGCGTCGCCCACCGACAGGTCCCCCAGCGAGCAGTCCCCGCGCCGGTCAGGCCCGAACGAGAAGACGGCGGTCAGGTCGTACAGGCCCCGGAACGTGCGCAGGCCCCGGTAGGTGCCCAGGCCGTCGAAGCCGCGCCAGAACTGATCGTCGTCGGTGAACCTGATCTGGCAGACCACCGGGTCCTCGACCCCGGTACCCAGCGTGTCGCCGTGCTCGATGTCGAACCCGTTCACGCCGTCGCTGAGCCGGTCGAAGGCGGGCGACAGGGTGGTGTCGGCCCCGGCCAGGCGCAGGCGGCCCGGGCCGAGGACCCCGGCGTCGTTCAGGGTCGTGCCGTCGATGTAGTCGGTGACCAGGTTGATCTCGACGTTGATCGGCCGGAGCCGGTGGTGCTCGCCGTCGCCGCGGTGGCCGGTGGTGGTGGCGCTCGCTGCGGCCATCCCCAGCGTGGACGCGCCCAGGGCGATGGCGGCCAGCAGCGCCAGCCAGAACGTGCGGAACCTAAGCATGGGTTGCCCCTCCTGTTGTGACCCGGGCGAACTCGCCCGCTGCGCGGGAGACGCCCCGCGCTGCCAGATGGATTACAGCAGGCCGGTCACGATCGCGTTGCGACCGGGACCCGGCGCGGCGCGATCTGGAACCGTTCCAGATCGCGGGACGGCGGCCCCCCGGCCGGCGGCGGGCCAGCACGCGGAGCGCGCGGCCCGGAAAAGGCCGAAACCGGGGCGCGGACGCGCCCGGACGGTCGCCGCCCGTCTGGCGGCGAAGCCGCCAGGAGCCACCCCCCACCCCGCGCCGGGACGGCGGCGGGGGACTCCCCCGCGCCGGGCCGGGCAGCGCGATCACGGCGCGCGGCGCGGCCCTCCCGGCGCGGCCAGGCGGCCGGGCGGGCTGGGGGCGGCCGGGCGGCGCGCGGGGGTTGGTTG